GTGATAAGGTTGTATCCATCAAGCCCTATGGCGAAACCATTGTCTATAACATCCAAACAGAAACGGGCAATTATGTCGCGGAAGGGTATGCGGCCAAGAATTGTCAAATGATGCAGAACCCTTTGGCTGATGAGGTCCAGGGCTTCAAGCTCAAATGGTTAAATTACTATAGAGATGACCGTGGCACGGAATCCATGAACAAGTACATTGTTGTGGACCCGGCTTCGTCGAAAAAGAAAACGTCTGACTACACGGCGATCTTTGTTATCGGCGCTGCGTCCGATAATAACTTTTACGTTCTGGATATGGTGCGCGACCGATTAAACCTGACAGAACGGGCTGACGCTGTATTCGCGCTTCACAGGCGCTGGAAGCCAGTTCTGGTGGGCTATGAGAGATATGGCATGATGGGTGACATTGAGCATATCAAGCAGCGGCAACAGGACGAGAAATATCACTTCCCCATTACTGAATTGGGCGGGAAGGTTGCGAAGGTGGACAGAATACGCCGCCTTATTCCTGTGTTTGAACAGGGCAGGATATTCCTTCCGGTTGAGTTATCCAAAAGGGACTATGAAGGCAGGGAAGTGGACCTGATTAACGTGTTTGTGAATGATGAGTTCACGGCATTTCCGGTGGCGGCACATGACGACATGCTTGACGCCTTGAGCCGGATTATGGATACAGACCTCGGGATACGGTTCCCGGTGGCCGCAATGCAGTCTGCCAAGACGGACAGATATGCGCGGCGGCAGAGATATAACAGGGGTTCAGCATGGGCGGTGTAAATGAAACCTGAGTACGATAAGAAGCAGAGTCCTGAATACAAGGCCAAGGTCTTAAAAATGGCGCGTGAAGCATGGCGCGTGAACCATGAGCACTGGTCAAAATGGCGACAGGAAGCGCAGGAAGACTATGATTTTGTCTCTGGCGACCAATGGGCTGATGAAGACAAACAGGTTCTCCGCGAAGAAATGCGCCCCGCTGCGGTGTTTAACCGCGTTGGTCCTGTGATCGACGCAATATCCGGGCAGGAAGTCAGCAACCGCCAGGAGGTCATGTATTACCCGCGTGAAATGGGTGACGCTGCTGCAAACGAAGTCTTGACTGCTGCCGCCCAGTGGGTTCGGGATAATTGTGATGCAGCCGATGAAGAATCAGACGCTTTCCTTGACTCGATTATCTGCGGTGTTGGCGTAACAGAAACAAAGCTCTCATATGACATGAACCTTGACGGGGATATTGTCGTTGAGCGTGTTGATCCGATGGAAATGTGGCCTGATGCCCGTGCGAAAAAGCGCAATTTTGCTGATGCTCGCAACGTATTGAGGGCAAAAGATTATTCCCTGGAGGAATTTGAAGAAATGTGGCCTGATGCTGATTTGCAGACAGAGGGCAGCCCTACTGAGTGGAACGCAGAAACGCCTGACCTTGACCCGGTAATCAATGATCCTGATTCCCGATATGAAGGGCTGAACAACGGGAAAACAGGCAATCAAAACAAGTTTATCCGCGTTGTCGAGTACCAGTGGTACGAGCGCGAAGAAGTATTCCGGGTGCGTGATCCCCAGACTGGGCAGATTGCAACGATGGATAAGGCGGAGTTCGGACAGGTTCGTGTGCAGCTTGCTCAATTCGGCATGAAATTGAAGCGCGGGCGTGACTACACGAAGCAGAAGAAGCGCGTTTACAAGCGGGCCTTCCTCGCAGGCGCTACGGTCCTTGAGTGCGGCGATGCTCCTGTGCAGAAGGGGTTCAGCTACAACTTTATGACCGCCAAGCGTGACCGCAACAACAACACATGGTACGGCATTGTGCGGGCAATGAAAGACCCGCAACGCTGGGCCAACAAGTTCTTCTCGCAGATTCTGAATATCATCAACTCCAACTCCAAGGGTGGGGTGATGTATCAGTCGGGTGCGATTGACGACATTCGGGCGTTTGAAAAGAACTGGGCGTTACCGAACGGGAACGTCGAGGTCACGAACCTTGACCAAGTGCGTGAGAAGCCGCAGTCCAAGTTTCCTGTTGGCATTGACCGGATGATGGAATTTACCATTTCGTCCATTCGTGATGTGACGGGCGTGAACCTGGAGATGCTGGGCCTTGCCAACCGTGACCAAGCTGGTGTTCTGGAGAATGCCCGCAAGGAAGCTGGCCTTACTATTCTGGCGACGACCTTTGACGCATTGAAGCGGTATCGCAAGATGCAGGGCCGCACGATGCTGGACTTCATTCAGGAATATATCTCTGATGGGCGTCTTGTTCGCGTTGTCGGGCAGGAAGGCGCTCAATATGTTCCGCTTATCAGAACGCCGGGTCTGATGGAATATGATGTGATCGTGGATGATTCACCTGAATCTCCAAATCAGAAGCAGCAGATTTGGGGCGTGATCCAGAGCATGATGCCTGTGATTATGGAAACCCCTGCTTCGCATCAGCTTCTGCTTGAAGCAATCAAGTACTCCCCACTGCCATCCTCGCTAGTTGCGAAAGTGCAGCAGATCATGCAGCAGGGCAGTGAGCCTTCTGAGGCTGACAAACTTGAGGCGCAGCGTGAGCAGGCTGAAATCAAGAAGCTGGAATCTGAGGCTGCTGAGAATATGGCCGACATTCAGATTAAGCAGGCTAAAGCACAGGCTGCTGGGTTTGAGGCTCAGACCAAGCGGCAGGAAAGCCAGCAACAGAATATGCTTGAGGCGGGCAAGCTCGCCCTACAGGCAAGACAGGCGAATGCCCCGCGTTAAGGGGCAGGCGGTGCCAGTGACGTTTACTGGAAGCGGTGCTGTGACGTTACACAGCGAGAAGGAAAAACTATGGATAACGAAGAACTGAACGAAGAAGTTGTATATGACGAAGCGGCAGATGCAGCGGCGGATTCCGCCCCTGCGACTGAGGTGCCTGAAGAAGCCCCTCAAGAGGCGGCGGAAGAACCTGTTGAGGAGGCTCCAAAAGAGCCAGAGCCACAGGTAAATCTTGGCGCACTTCATCAGGCTCGGGCGCAAAACCGGGAAAAAGATCAGACCATTTCAGACCTTGAGCAGACGATTGCTCGCCTGAATGATCGCACGGAGCGCATTCTTGCGGCCCAGCAGCCACAGCAGCCTGTTGAGCCAGAGCCAACGGTTGACGAAGACCCCCTTGCGGTGCTGGAGAACATTCAGAACACGCTCAAAGAGCAGCAGGAGATTCGTGATAACGAGCAGGCGCAGATGGCGCAGCTTCAACAGCAGCAGGCGCAACATCAGGCGCTGACCAGCCAGGTCACACAGGCGGAAAATGCCTTCCGGCAGGCGAATCCTGACTATGATGCTGCCGCCCAATACGCCTATGACACGCGCATCAATCAGATGCTTGCTATGGGATACGGGCATGATGAAGCGGTTGGCACGGTCACGCAGGAAGCTATACGCATGGCGCAGAACTCTGTGAATTACGGGGTAAGCCCCGCACAGGCTTTGTATGATTATTCCAAACAATTGGGGTATCAGCCAGCAACTGAGAAGATTCAGAATGCTGAAAAAGGACAAGAAGCTGCAAAATCACTTGACAGTGGCGGCAAAAGTCTGGCAAATATTTCAGCAGAGGACTTGGGTAACATGTCCGATGAAGATTTTGACAAGCACTTTGCTGAAGTATACGGCGGGTCTTGATCCGGTTTATTCCCGATACGAATAGTCGCCTGACCTCCGTCAAGGGTTTGCGGGTTTTCCCTACGTTAGCGGGATAGAGCGTTATACAACCAACGTAATGGTTGCTTTCGGTTAACAAACGAGTAAAAGTTAATGGCTAAAACGACCTATGGCGTCAATGACGCTTTGGCCGTAAAGCATTGGTCCCGAAAGCTGTTTCAGGAAGTAATTGCTGAAACCTATATGGGGCGCTTTATCGGCACAGGGAAATCTTCCCTAATCCATCGCAAGGACGAAACGTCCAAAGGCGCTGGTGACAAAGTTACTGTTGGGCTTCGCATGAATCTCGGCGGTGACGGTATTCTGGGTGACTCTACCCTGGAAGGCAACGAAGAAGCACTGACGACTTACAGTGATTCTGTGTTGATTGACCAGTTGCGTCACGCAGTTCGTATCGGCGGCAAGATGTCTGAACAGCGGATTCCGTTCAACGCTCGCATGGAGGCCAAAGACGGCCTTCGCGATTGGTGGGCTGACCGTATGGACACTGCCTTCTTCAACCACATTTGCGGCAACACTGCCGTAACTGACCTACGCTACAGTGGCAACAACGCCATTGTGGCTCCTGCCTCCGGTTATCATTTCTGGTCCGAAGACGGCACTTCTGCTGACGAAGACCTGGATGCTACTGGCGACAACATGGCTCTTTCTCTGGTAGATGATCTCGTTGCAGAAGCAAAGACGGCTTCCCCGATTATCCGTCCTATCAAGGTTGATGGCGCTGACAAATATGTCATGTTCCTGCATCCTTATCAGGTTCGCGATCTTCGTCAGGATGCTGCTACTTCTGGCGGTTGGTCTGACATCCAGCGGGCTGCCATGCAGGGCGGTCAAATCACCGACAACCCGATCTACACGGGTGCCATCGGTGAATACAACGGTGTGGTCTTCCATGAATCCAATCGCGTTACCACGGGTGTTAATTCATCCACTGGCGCTGCGGTTGCCAATGTTCGTCGTGCTGCTCTTTGCGGCGCACAGGCGATGCACATTGCATTTGGTCAGGGCGATGGTCCTAACAAGATGGATTGGAACGAAGAACTGTTCGACTATAAGAACCAGTTCGGCGTTGAAGCTGGCTGCATCTACGGTTTGAAGAAGTCTGTGTTTAACAGCAAGGATTTCTCCACGCTGGTCCTTTCAACCTACGCCGCTTCGGCATAAGGAGGTAGATCATGGCTACAGGCACTGATAACACAACTGTCGCTCGTGAGTCTCACGAACAGCAGGTTCACTACCTTCGCAAGTCGGTCACTTACTCGGATGATGGTACGGCTGTAACGGTGGGCGTTCTGCCTGCTGGTGCAACCATCCTGAAGCCGCTGTCGGGTGTGAATGTGGATACGGCCTTCGACGCGGGCACGACCAACACGTTGAACATCGGTACTTCCGGTGATGACAACCTGTATGGCACGTTGCTTGCTGTGGGTTCTATCGCATTTGTCCCTCTTGACGAAGCTGTGGCAATGACCGTAAGTGCCGTGACGACCATCACGGCTACTGTGGTCCTGACGGGTACTGCTGCTACCGCAGGTGCGGGCGAGGTAATCATCGCCTACATCCCTGATGGTGACGGCTAACCAAACTGACTGGGGGGCTTCGGCCCCCCACTCTTTACAGTGACCGCTAATTTCCTTTCGGGGGATTTGGTGGTCATTTTTGTATTCAAGGGGTGATGTATGTCTGACTTCGGAACTATGAAGACGCGGATTGGCAATGAAACCCTGCGTACGGATACCGTGAGCCTTGGCTTCATTGGGGATGAAATCATCTCTGCCATTGCTCATTACGAGAACCAACCATTCCAATTCAACGAAACACGGGCAACTGCTTCTACGGTAGCAGACACGGCCTATATTGCTTTGCCAACTGACTTCATCGATCTTGTTCATATGAAGGTGGAGCTAAACGGTAGCAACTACCAGATGTACTCATGTGACTTCGAGGAAATCGAAGACATGGATACGGGCACCTATACAGGCCAGCCCAGCCAATACGCAATTTACGATCAACAGTTCCGCCTTTATCCGGTGCCTGACACGGTTTACACGCTGACCTTGGCGTACATCAAGGAGCTTGGCTCCCTTTCCGCAGACACGGACACAAACGCATGGATGACAACTGGCGAAGAACTGATCCGCCAGCGGGCCTCTGCTGCGTTCAAGGTGAACTACTTGCAGGACGCTATGGCGAAGCAGGAGCAGGAGAAGTTTGCCATGATGGGCAAGCCGTTCCTGTCCAACATGGAAGCCTCTGCCTATAACGCACTGCGGAAGAAGGCCAGCAAATACGTTAGTAGCGGTTACAACAAGGCAACACAGTTTTGAGAACGACACTTCCTCTCTCGACATTTGCGCCAGATGATCCTGACCTGGGCACGAACAATGCCATTGGGGCGGTGAATGTAATCCCGCGCTCCAAGTCCTTCGGGCCGCTTCCCTCGCTGGGAGCTTTCTCTGACGCGCTTGCAGCAGCGCCGCGTGGGCTTGTGTCCTTTGCGAAGGATGGGACTTACTATGTCTTCGCCGGGACGGCTACGAAACTCTACAAACTCAACCTGAGTGATGGCACATGGGAAGATGTGACCCGCACTACAGGTGGTGATTATGCTGTGGCAGCCGGGGACAATTGGTCCTTCCTGCTTTTTGGCGACCTGCTGGTTGCTATGAATGGCACGGATGCCGCGCAGAAGTATGA